GTATGGACACATGAGTCTTGCTGTAATTACCAGCATGCTTATAAGTTATTTTGTGGGAACTAGCCCTGAGCTCTTGCAATTCTTTTTCACCGGAGTCATGAAGTGGATTGTGATGTTTGCGCCACTAGTTGCTATTCTTGGAATGACATTTGCTTCTGAGAAATTAGATAAAACAGGATTACAAATCTTCTTGCATGGTTTTGCCGCCCTGATGGGATTGAGTTTTGCTGTAATCTTTGCGGTGTTTACTATGGGAAGTATCGTTACAGCCTTTATGGGTGCGGCGGTATTGTTTGCCACTATGAGCGGATACGGATATTTCACAAAGAAAGATCTAAGCTCTATGGGCCAGATGATGTTTGTGGGGTTAATTGCTATTGTAATTGCCAGCATCATCAATATCTTTATTGGCAGTACAGTAATGCAAATGGTTATTAGTGCGTTGGCTATCATTATTTTTATGGGATTAACTGCTTACGACACACAGAACATTCGTGAAATAGTTTCTCAAGATACTGATACTGGTCGAGAAGAAGTATTTGGTGCACTTAGTTTATATATGAATTTTATTAATTTGTTTTTAAGCCTATTACAATTATTTGGCGATCGTAAATGACCGAACGGCTTGATCAGTTTTGTAAGAACTACGAAATACAAATCGTAGATGATCAAAAACGTAGGGCCAGATATCACCCCCCTACGTATTTTACAGATCCTCTGCGAGCAGACATTGTCAGCAAGGATTTTGTAGAATATGAAACAGAGAAAGTCTTCACAGTTCAAATACCAGAAAGTAGATTTCGTGCCCTAGTCGAAATGGAACAGAGATTTTTTGGCAATCATAATCACGGGTATAGTGATGCTGACATGTTTTCCATGCTAATGGAAAAAGAACGTGAAGAAAGTTGGTATCGGCAATCAAACAACGGTATTAAAAAAGCCTACGAGCAATATAGTATTATGTTAAACTTAGCAGGATATCAGAGGAAAATATAGTGGAAACTAAAAAAAGAACAGTAGTAAGAATGCTTACATATCGATTAACAGCATGGTTGTTTACAATCTTTTGGACATATTTGTTTACTGGAGATATTAGTAGTGCCACAGGATTTGCCACAGCATTGCACATTCTTTTAAGTATAGATTATTACATTCACGAAAGAATTTGGTTAAAGATTAAATGGGGCAAAATTGATGCATCTTGACATGTTTCTAGAAAGATAGTATAATTAAAGTGTTCGACAGGATAATCTTTAAGGAATAAAAATGCGTAGTCATTATTGGACAATTGGAAAATTTGCAGACTGGGTTCGAGGAACTCCAGGTCCCGGAGCATTGACCTCTGAAGGATGGGATGCATGGCATACCAAAGCACAAACAGAGCATCCTATTCGCTATTGGATAGCCGAAGAAGGGATCGACTATGTTCAAAAATTTGTTTACTATATACCGGACCGACTAAATGACATACGCTATTATATTAATAATCGCTGGGTCTCTCACAGCCATGCTCTTACGGCCCATCCTCGAGACATACAACCGGGTAACTGGAGTGATGTTGGCAGTCGCTTTCTTCCTTGTATGTTCAACGAGCTTGTGGACTTTGTTGAAATAGAACAAGCATGGCATCACTGCATGTGGAGTGATGAAGCCAAAACTGAATTTGAAGTGCCTTGGTATCGCAAAGGTTGGCTACGTTGGCGTACATGGCGCTGTCCAGAAGCAGGCATGGAATATCTCAAGTGGGCAAGTGGACTGGTGATAGACGAAAATATGGGATCTAATCCTGACAGCAAGGGCTACGGCCAACCAACTTATCAAGCTAATAGTGCTAAAGAAATCATCGAGCTGTACACTTGGTGGACTGTGACTTATCGTGCTCGTCCAGACCCTTATGAAGCAAGTGGATGGACTGCGGCATGTGAAGCAAGTCGTGAAGCCAATGGTGGCAAACTAAGTTTTAGCACACCTAAAGATCCTGCCCGTAAAAAGGCACAAGACAAGGCACACAAACTTCTTCAAAAGATCGAAGCAGATTATGAAAAAGAGGATGAAGCCATGATGATCCGACTTATTAAAATTCGAAATAGTTTGTGGACTTGATATGAAAACATCATCTTTTAGAAATTGGATTCAGGAATTATGGATGCAACATAAAGACGAGTACACGGATTTGAAACTTCCAATTCCCGAAGAAACCTTATCTGAGTACTTTCAGAAATACAAATTTTGGCTCAAGAGAGAATACCGGCACCAATTAACATTAGAAAAGGAAAAACATGGACACTAATTCAGATAACGGACTTGACGACCTGTATCAAGAATACTGGGCTATTCATGCTAAAATGATTGACAAGGATAACAATCCATTAGAGATTGCCGCTATCTTGATGGCACAATCATTGAGTATGTACAAAACTATTCTTGATACTGATGAGTATAATAAGATTGTAGACAACATTGCAGATCTTCGAGACAAAGTGCAGATTCTATCGCAGGACCAACAGTATATTCAATGAAACAATTTATTTCGACTATCCTCTTTCATATAGGCGATTGGGTCAGTTACCCTATGTGTAAATTTGATTGGGCATGGTTGTATCCGATTTATAACAAGCTCATGACTTGGAGTTCTAATTTAGACACTGCTGGAAAGATTTGGAAAGATGGATAAGGTTTCAAAGAGTCCCGAACGACATACCTTTCAAATGGAAGGATATATCAAGCGCCAGGAAGAGAAAGGATTAGAACCTCTTGAAGAATATATTGAGATGTTCAAAACCTGGCGCCAACAGGATGAAGAAAATCTCGTGGATCCAGCGTGGCAAAAAGACAACATGCAGTACGATCTCCGTAGCACCGAATGGATTCTAGAAAAGGTCCGGACAAATGAAAATTATGCTCAAAATCTCTACGCCGCTATCTGTAATAACGACTTTCAAAAATTAGACGTCATCCCCATTCTCAAGAATCAAACCTGGAGCGCCTCGTGGCGTTCCGCCGGAGGCATTATTGCCGACATGAGAGAACAAGGTGACTATATCGATTGGTATTGTAGCGGCATCGGCAATGACGAGTCAGGGTACGGATTGGATCACCGGCAGGCAACCGGGTATGTACCCGAAGGTGTAGTCACAGAAGAAATCAAAAACGACTTAAAAACCCTTGGTTGGGTAGTGTTACAACAAGATTTGGATAACTATTAATTTTAGGAGATGGTAATTTAAAATGAACTTCGAACTTTATGAAGTTTGGGCAGTTGAAGATGACGGTCACGAAGAGTTGCTCGAAACAACAGCTAGCAGAAAACAAGCATTTGAATTTGCAAAAAGCAGTCTGGATGAAGATTGTAAAGAAGTAATTATATATCGTGAAAACGATCAGGGTGAATTGCAGGAAGTAGAACGGTTGACATCGTGAGCAAATGGTGTTATAATATACATATTGTTAAACGATACTAGGAGCAAACATGGCAACTAAGGCAAAACATCTAGCAGAAGCTCGGGCATCTAAAGGAAAAGATTATTCTCCAAAGTGGGATAATGTCAATGAGTTAACTACTGATCAATATTCCAAACACTTTCGTGTTAGTATGCAATGGTATCGATTAGAGTCGAGTGGTAGAGAACTTAAACCCAAAGTAATCAATTGGATGAGTACTGCTGGGTATTCTAAAGAAGATATTGCTAGTTTTAAAAAGTCCAAAGATAATCGCTGTTCTCTTACTATGGGATCTATTGCAGCCTGCTTGCTTAGAGGCATGCCAGATGTAAGAGAAGATTTCAATCAAGGCCGATCAACTGTTGCCTGGTTACGGGATGCTATTAAAGATGCCCTCGAACAAGGAAAATACGATATTGATGAAGATGCAGTGGCAGAAGCGGCTGAGGCAGTTAAGACAACCGTGTATGTACCCAGTATTCAGGAACGGTTGCGTGAATCGGCAATTGGTATGACTACTGAAATTGAAGATGCTATTGAAAATTTCCAAGCAGATCCAGAAGCATTTGATCCAAAAGCATTTAAAATTTTAAATCTTCTCAAAGCTAAACAAGCTAAAGCCGCACACACTCGTATCATTAAGAACTTTTATATTCGAAATTTAGAAGAACTTACCGAAGCTGCTAATACAAAAGAAGAACAACTTAAAGAAGCATACAGCCATCTAAGTAAGATTCAACTAAAGAAAATTACAGCGTTCTATCAGGAAGTTGTTAGTGCCTGCGATATGCTTGGACAAGAAGCCAAAGTTAATCGCAAGCCACGTGCCAAGAAACCCACAGATAAATCTAAAGTGGTTGCTAAACTCAAATATCAAAAGACTAACGAGCCACTAAAACTTGTAAGTATTAATCCAGAAGATATTATAGGTGCCCAAGAATTATGGATTTATAATAGTAAATCACGTAAATTAGGCCGCTATGTTGCAGACGAATACAAAGAACTCAGCGTTAAAGGTACTACAATTACTGGCTTCAATGAAAGTAAATCTGTACAAAAGACTGTACGTAAGCCCGAGGAAAAACTCAAAGAGTTTAAGGCAGCTAACAAAGTTGCGTTACGTAAGTTCTTGGACGAGATTAACGCTACAGATGCCCGCATGAACGGACGCATTAACGAAGAAACCATTTTACTTAAAATTGCCTGACACTCTTTCTGTGTAGTTTGATAAATATCGTTATGAACGATCAAACTACACCTAATCCAATCGATATTATTAGCCAGGCTTTACAGGATCTAGCTGCCACACGGTCTGCTCAAGATCTTATTATTCAGGATTTAAGATTCCTAGAATTTAAAGCTAAAAAAACCGAATCCAACAACGGGAAAGGGCTTCTTTTTAGCGGCGAGGGATACAGCCGCCAATTTGTGTTTAACACAGATCATTTCTTTTCATCCGAGCATATTAATCTTGATAGTAATAGACACTATGCTATCGACGGAGTCAAAGTTCTTGATAGCCAGTCGTTAGGATCAGGAGTTACAAAAAGTAGTTTAAAAGAAGTCGGAAGATTGAAAGGACTTATTGTAGACGGGTCCGTGGTTATAAATCAATATATGTTTTATAACGCCACAACCGATCGCTTAGGATTAGGAACAGAATCTCCTAATGCTGGGTTGAGCGTGGCGGAAAACGGTATTGAAGTGATGATTGGTTCTAATTTTGATACCAATCACGGTATCATTGGTACGTTTGGCAGTAACAATTTCGATATTGTAACTGACGACACTCCAAGAATTTCTATCAAGGCTAACGGAAACATCGATCTTGGCAATCCTACTAAAAATCCAATTCATGTTGTAGTTCACGGAAAATTAGCTGTAGGAGTTAAGATTCCAGATCCTGCTGTTGACTTGCATGTCAACGGTGCGGTAAGACTAAACAATCATATTCAAATGTATGCCTCGTCTACACCTAAAGAAGGAAACTATACAGTTGGTGATCTTGTGTGGAATTCTTATCCTAGATTAGGTGGATGCGTGGGTTGGGTATGTTTGAAAGCCGGTAATCCAGGAATGTGGAACCCGTTTGGCGAGATCAAAGAATCAGGTAACTAATGCCTATTGTTGTTGTCGGGAATGGCGAAAGTAGGCAAGCACTTGATCTACACTCTATTTCTCAACGACACACTATTGTAGGATGTAACGCATTACATCGAGACTTAGTTGTTCCACATCTTGTATGTTGCGATCAACGAATGGTCGACGAAGCTTTGGCTTCTCAAAATAATCAAAATACCATAATCTATACTAGACCCGAATGGGCAAAGTTTTATTCAAAGTATGTTCGTCAGGTTCCGTCTCTGCCGTATACAGGAACCCTACGACAAGATCAACTGTGGCATTGGGGTAGTGGTCCGTTGGCGTTGTTAGTGGCTTGTGGATTAGAATCCGAAACCATATACTTGGTAGGTTTTGATCTTCAAGGCAATGATAATAAATTAAACAACGTTTACAAAGATTCTAAAAATTATCTTAAATCAACCGCAACCGCAGTAGATCCAATATACTGGATTTATCAAATTGCCAAAATCTTTACATTATACCCGTCTAAATTGTTTGTGGTATTAAATAACAAAGAGTGGTCCGCACCCAAATCATGGTCTCAAAAAAATGTTGTGTTTAAAAATATATGTGATTCAGAGGTTGACATATAAATATCAGACTGTATAATATACAGTATACACACACAAAGAGGACTCTATGGCATCATCCCTCTCTAAACACTCTGCAGTCATCAAACTTGCTACCTATATAAAGGAGACTAGAGATGGCAAAATTTTACTCAACAAAAACTTACGGCAACGACCGCGGCTTATCATGCTGTTTTAGACAATGGCGTGCCACACACAGCCACTGTTCAACACTGCATGGTTACTCAATTGGTATCAAACTGATATTCGAGTGCGACACACTGGATGACAAAAACTGGTGCATGGACTTTGGAGGTCTAAAAGAATTCAAAGCATGGGCAGATCACATGTTCGATCACACACTAGTAGTTGCTGAAGACGATCCAATGCTGGATTTTTTCAAACACATGAACGAGATTGTAGACATTGAAAGCAAAGATCATCTAAGCAAACTTCCATACGAGCGTGGCGCCTTGTGCGATTTACGCATTGTACCTGGAGTAGGCTGTGAAATGTTTGCCAAGATGGCCTATGACCAGATGGCTGAACTTCTAGCATCAGGCGATATGCGTTATCCAATTAATCCAACTGTAAGAATCAAATCAGTTGAAGTATTTGAACACGGAGCCAATTCTGCTACTTACGAAGGGTAAGTATGAATAGTTTTGAAAAAGTTTGGGCCCGGGCAACTGGGCACCGAATGGGACAAACTGATGAGGATATACCAGATGTGCCTATCCTCACTCTACGTGAAGCTCGCATTGTTTTATTCTTAAAAACTTTTTGGGTAGTCATCCACGTTGTAACCTGTGGGTTTATTATTGCCAATACCATCAGACATTGGTAAATAATAATATGCGTACATTTAATATTCATAATATCGAACTAGGAAATAATAAACCGTTAGTATTAATTGCTGGCCCTTGTCAAATTGAAAGTCTAGATCATGCATTTGAAACTGCTCATGCTATAAAAGAAACTTGTGATAATTTAGGGATTAAATTTATATATAAAAGCAGTTTTGATAAAGCTAATAGATCTAGCATATCAACTCAAAGAGGTATTGGAATTGACGAAGGTTTAAAAATTCTTAATACCATTAAACATAATCTTGGAGTGCCTGTTTTAACTGACATTCATGAAAGCTATCAGGCAGAGTTATGTGCAACAGCTGGCATTGACGTTTTACAAATACCAGCATTCCTATGCAGACAGACTGACCTATTATTGGCTGCTGGAGAAACCGGCTGTGCTATCAATGTCAAGAAAGGACAGTTCCTTGCTCCCCACGATATGAAAAATGTTGCGGCAAAGATTGCTTCAACTGGTAATGAACGCATCATGTTATGCGAAAGAGGATATACTCATGGATACAATAATCTTGTGGTGGACATGCGCAGTCTACCTATTATGGCAAGCACTGGCTATCCAGTGGTCTTTGATGCCACACATTCTGTTCAACAACCTGGAGGCATGGGAGAAAGATCTGGCGGAGATCGGACCATGGTCCCGTACCTGGCGAGAGCTGCTGTAGCCACAGGGTGTGTTGCTGCTGTGTTTATGGAAACGCACGAAGATCCAGATAACGCACCCAGCGACGGTCCTAACATGATACACATATCACAACTAAAAGTCATTTTATCTCAATTACAATCTATTGATAAGGTAGTTAAATGATTTCAGTATTATGTGTTAGATTCGGTACCAAGTATGGCGTTGATTATGTTGAGCGGTTACGCAACATGGTGTCGCGGCATCTCACAGTACCCTATGAATTTTTTTGTTTGACTGACGACCCTACTCCAATTGCAGGGGTTAAACTACTAGTACAGCCTAATGCCAAATATGCTAGACCGTGGTGGCACAAAGTTCATATGTTTGATCCCACATTGGGATTACAAGGTCGTATACTTTATTTTGATCTTGATGTAATTATTCATGCAAATATTGACAAGTTAGTAGATTTTCAAGATCAAGAATTTAGAGGAATTCGAGACTTTAATAGAAAATATCATAAAGATTGGAAAATCCTTAATAGTTCCACAATGTGTTGGCCAGCAGGACAGCACTCAGATATCTATAATCATTTTATGGCTGATACAAAACGTGCCCAACAAATGCACGGCGATCAAGATTGGATTTGGCAAATAGCTAAAAATCGAATCAAGTTTTGGCCGGACGAATGGTTAATGAGCTACAAATGGGAAATTCGAGATCGAAGTGAAATACAATTTTCTCATCCAAATAGAATCTTTCGAGATGTTCGAAATCCTACAATTCCTAACGACTGCGCCGTTTGTGTTTTCCATGGCGATCCAAAACCGGAAGATATTAAAGATCCATTTGTAGTTGACAACTGGCGATAATGATGCTATACTAGTAGTATGAACTTTACTACTCATCACAGTCAGATACGCACACTCAAACAGAATGATCCTCGGTTTCATATCCAGGATGAATTCACAATCACTCCCAGAGCCGGTTTTGAAATTAGTCAACGATGCCCAGAAAATTATCGAAGCCTAATTCAAGAATGTATTCACCATGGCTGGCTCAAACCTATAGCACATGTTACTGAACGTGAACTACTTTTTATGGGACTATCTAATGAAAATTAAATTTGACAAAGACACCATGCCCGACGAACTGTACAATTCGTTGTTACAACATTTTGTAAATGAAGCAGTTGGGCTAGGTGTAGAAGTAACTAAGTTTACCGAGTTTAACAACTGGGTAGTTGAGTGTACAATTAACGAGAAAGCGGCGGTGCATTAATGATTAAACGTATTGGTTTTGCTTGCAAATGGCTAGATGATGCTACTGAAGTAAAAGGCATGAAGGTGAATGCTGTCAATAGAGAACTAAATGGTCGTAGCACTACCATGCGGTGGTTGCGTGAACATCCACTAGAAGCCGAACAACGTCAGTGGGATATCATGAATCACAATACTGTGGCCGCAGTTAAAATGATTGAGCGTGTGGCTCAACTGCCTCCTGAACGCAGAATGGTTCGAATTGGATCTGAGATGTTACAGGGATACACTGAAAAAGACTGGAAGGTATGGTGGCAACAGCCCGACGTTCAAAGCCACTTAGAAAAAATATTTGCTCCGGTAGGTGAGGCAGCTCGTAAGCATAATGTACGCATCAGCTTTCATCCAGGACAGTTTTGTGTGTTGGCATCAGAAAATCCCGGTATTGTGGAACGAAGTATTGAGGAATTTGAATATCATGCTGACATGGCTCGTTGGATGGGCTTTGGTAAAACATTCCAAGACATGAAGATCAATGTGCATATCTCAGGCAAGCGTGGCCCAGATGGTATTCGCGATGCTCTTAAACGGTTGAGTCCAGAAGCAAGAAACTGTATTACCATTGAAAATGACGAAATGTCGTGGGGTGTTGACAGTAGTCTCGAATTGGTCAATGACTGTGCCCTTGTACTAGACATTCACCATCATTGGATTCGCACTGGAGAGTACATTCAACCCAACGATGACAGAGTCAAACGCTTGATCGATTCTTGGCGTGGTGTGCGTCCAGTGTGTCATTACAGTGTGAGTAGAGAAGACGTGTTGATTGATCATGCTGTTGATGTTGCACCCGATCACGCTCAATTGCTTGAATTAGGTTACAAAAAGCAAAAGATGCGGGCACACAGTGATTGGTATTGGAATCAGCCCGTGACTGACTGGGCTCTCGGCTTCTGGGAGAACTTTGATATCATGTGCGAAAGCAAGGGCAAAAACTTGTCTAGTGCCCAAGTATACAACCGGGCACTAGAACTTAAACTGCCTTAGGCTTTCGTGGAGCACGTGGCTTTTTAACCGCAGCTGACTTTTTAGGTGCAGATTTAGCAACAGACTTAACAACAGCTTCGGTAGCTTTTTCTGCTATCGGAGTTGGTATTGAAGCAACTTCAACCTTGTAAGGTACAACTTCTGGTTGTGTTGATTCTGCTGGCTTAGAGCCAAATAGTTTTTTAATAAATTCGATCATATCGAAATCTCCTTGGAGTTTTATTTATGATTAAAATACCAGGCTAAATACAATTATGGCATATTCAAACAAAGTTATTGATCATTATGAAAATCCTCGCAATGTTGGATCTTTTGAAAAAAACGATCCAACAGTAGGCACTGGCATGGTTGGTGCTCCTGCTTGTGGTGACGTGATGAAACTACAGATAAAGGTAGGACAGGATGGCATTATCACAGATGCGAAATTCAAAACATACGGGTGCGGCTCAGCGATCGCAAGTTCATCACTCGTTACGGAGTGGGTCAAAGGTAAGACGTTGGATGAAGCAGGATCTATTAAGAATTCTGAAATCGCCGAACATCTTGCACTCCCCCCAGTTAAAATACATTGCTCAATTCTTGCTGAAGACGCAATCAAGGCGGCTGTAAATGATTATCGTAACCGACACAGCCAGTAAACGAATCAAGCAAAACTTGGTAAAACGTGGTAAAGGTGTCGGCATTCGTATAGGTGTTCGTACTACAGGGTGTAGCGGATTAGCTTATGTGCTGGAGTATGTAGATAGTTACGAGGCCGAAGTAGGTGTAACAAATTTTGGACAACCAGATTTTGTGTTGTTAGTTGATGCCAAAAGTTTAGCCTATCTGGATGGCTTAACGATGGATTGGGTTCGCAACGGACTTAATGAAGGGTTTGATTTTATAAACCCAAACGAACGTGATCGCTGTGGGTGTGGCGAAAGTTTTAGAATTTAGTACTTGCCTACAGGCAAGGTAGTACTTGCCGGCATATCCCAAATTTTCTTTTGCTCGACTCCTTTTCTTTGAGCAAATCTTTTAGAATCACAATTCCCGCAGACATGAAAATAATTGTTGTTTAATCTCTTACGATCCATTAGTCTCACATCTCGACTAAATTCGTTGCTACAATTATCACATAGAAATATTGCCACAGTTTTTTCCCTGGTGTATTTGTGTTCAACACCATTCTTACTGCGTCTAACATATTGACTTTGTTGGATTTGTTTTTTTAAGAACATAATGTATTTACATTAGGCTTATAAAACTTTGGGCTAAATATTGTTGCAAGTAATAATCTTAGGATCCGCTATGGCAAGAAAACCAATTGATATCGGCGTTGTAGGCAACGACGGCACAGGCGATAGTATTCGCGACTCATTTAGAAAAGTAAATGAAAACTTCCTTGAACTTTATAGTTCATTAGGTCTAGGTGATAGACTTACTTTTAAGGGATTAGATGACACTCCAAGCTCGTACGATGGGTATGAAAACTCATTATTAACTGTTGGAGTTGATCAAACTACAGGTTTAAGCGGGATTAAATTTAAACCATTACTCGAAGGTACTGGTGTTAAAATTGACTCTACTCCTACCGGCATTACTATCAACACTTTGTTTTCAGCAATTTCGGGAGACCCAACTCCACAATTAGGCGGGCCTCTTAATGCAGGTTCTGGAACACTTAGATTTCCAATCGGTAATTTACCTGACCTTCGCAGCGCAAGCGAATTTTCAAGTGCCATTGCTAGACTTACACAATCACACGGATTGTTATACGCCGATCCAGACAGGATAGTTGCAAATAAAGGATATGTTGATAGAAAAATAGCTCTTGCTGGCGTAGATGCAATTGATCCTAGAACCAATACTGTTAATCCAGACTTTGGACGAATGACTGGTCCGTTGGTATTATCACGTGATCCACAACCATCAGATGATGAAACATATGATGGCCTAGTTGCCGCAACTAAAAGATATGTCGACGGTTCGGCATTTGGCTCTGTATCAAACTTGTATGTTGCATTATCTGGGCAAGACGAACGCCCTGGGGTTAGCCCGTTGTTGCAGGGTAGAGCATTAGCATATGCCTATCGAACCATCGAAGCTGCTCTTAAAAGAGCAGAAGAAATCCTCCTAGACTCTCGTATAGAAATTGGTCCGTACAAAAAGGTATTAACCTACAACAACGGTAATACGGAATGTACATTATCTTCCATTGGCATTGCTCCAGATTCGGGTAGCGGTTTTCAAGGTATTGCATTCATGAGTATCGATACCATTTCTATTGCTGATAGTTCTTTAGATTTTAACTATCGTGCAGGAGATGTTGTAGTTCTTAACGTTGGTGGTACCGGCTCTCCGGCTCAAGTTGAAGTTTTAGCCGTCAACGCCGGTGGCGAAATACTTTCCTTTAGACTGGCTACTCCAGGTGTTTATTCTGTTCTACCGGGCGGTCTAATCGATTCAACTACCGACAGTGCGTTCGGTGGTGGAGCAAAGTTTGATGTAACTTATAAAGTTAATAACATCAGAGTTAAAAATATTGTTGACGACTTGGTTGACGGCAGAGGATCAGGATATGGACTGGTATCTGTACGGATTCTTCCTGGCATCGGCGATACAACAGGGTCTGGAGCATTTGGTACAGCCAACGTGGTCGATGGAAGAGTTGAAAGTATTACTGTTACTGATCAAGGATCTGGATTTACCACCACTCCGAATGTTGTAGTTACATTACCTAGATTTAAATTATTTACATCTGGGCTAAGAACTGATTTTACTGGAAATGTAATTGACAATACCTCTGCTGCGGCTAGAACCAGAGATATTCGAGACGGTCTATACTTACGAGGTGAAGAGTCGGGAGCATTAGCACAGATCCTAGCACATCGAGGAGAACTTGATGGTCTCGATGAAGTGTTTGACGTTGATATTAAATATGGGTCATTTGTATTAGGAGAAGTTATTTCCTATGGAGATGTAACCAAGTTAACACAGATTTCAGTCAACATTGAAAGTGGTACTTACGAAGAAAATTATCCTTTACGTATTCCGCAAAACGTTGCAATTATTGGGGATGAATTCCGCCGTGTAATTGTTAAACCAAAAGTTGGAATTAGTTCAAGCCCGTGGGCATTTTTAAATTTTAAAAGAGATTTAGAAATTGACGGCAATATTGTTGCAGAACAAGAGTTTGGATGGCATTATCTAGCAGATCCGTCAAAGCCAGTGTATCCGCTAGTTAACAACAAAGGATTCTATCGATCAGCTGCTGAGTTGTTGTATTTAAATAAGTCGTTTATCCAAGAAGAAATTGTTGCATGGATTGCCCAACAGGTGCGTGTAGCAATTCCAAGTGGTACTTTTTATAATTTAGAAAATTACAGTAGTAGTTTATGGAAACGAGACGTCGGGTTAATTATTGACGCACAAGTATTTGATCTTAGATGGGGCGGGTATAATAGAACCATTTCAGCAGCATTAAAATATCAAGCTAATGGATTAATTACCAGTACTCCTTCGGGCGCTAACTTTGCTGCTATTAATTATATTGACACACTAGCTCAACAAGTTCTTGCTAATACCGAAATTCCAACAGTTTATAATATTTTTAAATCACAAGTTATTGATTTAGCATATGTATCAGAAGTTGGATCCGGTGACGTTGTTACTGATCTAAAAGATGTTGCTATCGACTTTATCAACGGCTCTGGGGCCGGGGCAGCAGTTCCAAATTTCCCCAAAGATAATAACGATCTAGACGTATTTTTATGTAACGATGCTACTATTATTCGTGCGGTGTCCTGTCAAGGACATGGTGGCTTCATGATGGTACTTGACCCAGAAGGTCAAATTCTTGCCAAGTCACCATACGGTCAAGAATGCGCTTCATTCTCAAGAAGTACAGGTCGTAGAAGATTTAGTGGAGGTATGTTTGTTGACGGATTTACTGGTAACTTACAGTTTGAAATTTATGACAAGGGTATAACAAATCCGGGAAATCTTGTTATAGGAAATTCTTACACAATTAAAACGCTTGGCAATACTGATTTTGTAGCACTGGGAGCTTCTACAAATACTGTAGGATTAGTCTTTACTGCTACCGGGGTAGATTTAGCGGGAACAACAGGCACCGCATACAATAACGGTTTCCTTAAGGTAAGAGGATTGGGAAGATTTCCAAATCTTCCAGCCAGTTTTATTGTCAATGATACTGTGTACAGGATTAACTATGTCCGCGATTTTGTGTTCAGCACAACAGGATCAACTGCTTCATTTATCTTAGACGAAACAACTCCGTGGCCTTTTCCAATATTTGAATACGACTCAGCAATTTGTTCACGAGATGTTGGATTAATTTTAGATGGTGTACGGTACGATGTTGTATTAGGGACTAACTTTAATCAAAGAAAATCTGGGTTGGTATATAGAGAAAATAATGCTCGTGTAGTTATAGACAGCCAATTGAACTATACCATTTCCGCTGTTCAGAAAGCTCACACGCTGGCCAATGCAGAAATTCCAGGTGACCAATATGCAGCAGCTCGGGGAGCCGTTGATCTTAGTAGTGCTGCAATCTCTAATATTCTTAGAAATGGGAGTATTAGTGCGGCTGCACTCACAATCACCAATCCCCCAGGACTGTCAACTAACCTTGCTAATGCTAAAACATTATTATTAGCTAACCTTGAATACATTAAAGACCAAACCATTGGGTGGATAAACACACAAGTAAGTGGCAATACTTCTCCGTTCACTACTAGCTTTGTGTATGATTCAGTAATTTATGCTCGCAATGTTCAATACACCATTGAAGCAACTGCCTACAATTTAATCTATGGCGGAAATAATGCAGTTGTAGATGCTGGATTAAAATATTATGATGGTGTGGGTAACCTTATTACATTACAAATACCTAGTGGTGAAATTGCAACAACTGCTGCTGCTATCAATTATGCAAAGTATCTAGCCAAACAAGTTATACAAAACTTAGCACCAGCTGTTTCATATAGTGCAACTACTAGAACATCAGGAACTGGTGCGTCGGCAACTGAAGCAGCCTCAATTGAAACACTAATAACCTATGTTACAAGTATTTTATCAGGTGGCGTTGGAGCAGCTCCAACTATCACATACCCAATACTTGCCGGTGGTACTTACACCTATGACAGTAATAAAGTAGCGGCAGTGACCACTATCATAGACAACAAAGCTGCTATACAAGCCGGTGTTATTGTTTATGTAGACGAAATTGCAAATAGATACGAAGTGTTGATGCCTGGTAATAGAAGTATGTTGGCCAACGACTTTACACAGATTAACGACATGGGTTACGGGATAGTAGCCAACAATGGTGGCTTGTTAGAAGCAGTGTCGGTGTTTACTTACTATTGCTACATTTCGTACTATTCTCGTAATGGCGGACAAATTCGTTCAATCGGCGGATCAAGCGCACACGGAGTTTATGCTCTAGTTTCTGAGGGAGCTGATCCATTAGAAATTCCAACTCCGGTCACGTTATACCAAGATTTAGCTACTGGTGCTGCTATTGTATCTACCGGAATATATTTGAACTCGTCCGGTGGACTAACTGTCTTTATCAACAACTACGACTTTGCTCCGTTAGACAACGGAGAGTTAGAAGTAATTCACACTGACGGAAACCTATATCGATATTCAATAACATCAGTATCAACTGCAGATTTACCTACTGGATATGCAAGATTAAATATTGCTACTACAGGTAACAGTACCTCCGCTGGATTGGCTTTTAGCATTCCTGATGGTACTAAGGTAACTGTTAGAGCATTATCACAGCTAGTATTGACTGGTGACATTGTTGATGTTGCAACTCGCCCATCAACTGCGTTGGCACTTAATGAAACTGTAAACGTTTATCGTGTATTACAATTCCAAGACTATACAGACCCTGATGGAAAACAAAACTGTACAATTAGCAACGGAAACCCCACACTAATTACAGCAACAGCACATGGTCAATTGGCAGGATATATTGTAATCTTTTCATCAACTGGTACATTACCAACTGGATTGACTGTTGGCATAAAATATTATGTGCTAGATACTGGCTTATCTGTAAACACATTTAGAGTGTCTTTAGCTAAAAACGGAAGTCCTGTTGCAACCACAACAGCCGGATCCGGCACTCAATCGTTTGTTCCAGGCGGACTAGCTAGAACATCATTGCGTGAAAACTACGACTATGTCGAACTGACTCCGTGGAGTCCTAACGAATATCGAGGCGCTACATTTACTGTTACTATTCCTATAAACATATCAACATTAATGACAGCATCAGGACCCCACGGTTTTAGTGCCGGAGATGTTGTAGCGTTTAGCACCACTGGTTCGTTACCAATTGGAGTTGCTAACACTAAAAATTATTTTGTAATTTCAAGTGGCCTAAGTTCAACTCAATTCAAAGTCTCGGCATCACCGGGTGGAGATCCAGTAGATGCTTCTGGTACTCAGACCGGTACACATACTGTTGGTAAAGTTAAAGGATTGGCAGGCGATACATCGTTTGCAATTGCAGCGTTGAGTTCTCTAGATACTGCTCGAGTTGTGGGAATGAAAGTTGTTTGGTTGGGCGAAAAATATACTGTAACTCAGTATGACAATGAATTAGTTACTAGCGAATCATACGGACGAATTTATTTTAACCGAGGATTAGTTGACAACGTATTGGTATACCAATCACCGCCAACACTAAAAGCAGGTGTTGCTAGACGTGTTAATGCTTCGTCGGGAACATTGACAATTCGTATTTCACTAACTCGTGTTACAG